GCCTATTTCCACACCATCCTTTTCACATTCATTTAAATAATACGACAGCCTTAGCAACCAAAAAGGAGACACTGATGGCCAGCGTAAACAAGTTTGAACAGCTGCTCGAGTACGTAGTAAACGGCGAGCAATCAAAAGCAGAGGAGCTATTCCACGCACTAGTGGTAGCTAAATCCCGTGAAATTTATGAAAACCTCATCAATGAAGAAATGGAAGAGGAAGAAATGGATGAAGCCATGGAAGAAGAAGACATGGACGAATCTATGGAAGAAGAAGATATGGACGAATCCATGGATGACGACAGCGGCTACGGCGGCGACGAGACCGATGATATGGTCGACGATATGAAAGATCCAGAGGGTGATGAGCCTAGCGACGACGATGAATCAGACCATATGGGCCACGATGAAGGTTCAGAAGATGATCGTCTAAACGATCTAGAAGATGCACTAAACGACCTTAAGGCAGAGTTTGAAATGCTAGTTAAGGGCGAAGAGCACGAAGAAGAAGGTGATCCAAGTCACCACGGTGATGTACACATGAGCGATATCGAACACGATATGCAGGGTGGTGGTCACGACGAAATGGGCGGCGGAATGTTCGAAGAAGAAATCGAAGAGATCGCAATGAGCCCAGCAGAAATGATGCGCGAATATGTTGATAAGATCGGCGAGCCATACAAGAGCGGCAACGGTATATCAAATACTAAAGAAGGCGGACACGTTGGAGCACAAGCTGGTTCAGTAACTGGTACTACTAACACTAAGTCAGTAGTTGCTAAGAAGAACGACATGGGTGGCACAACTGCTAACATCGCACGTGGTGGCGAAGCTGGTAAGGGTGGTACACAGGGTGGCTTGCTAAACCCAACTACTAAGGAAGAGAACTTTGGAAACATCAATGTTCCAGGCGGAAAAGCTGGTAAGACTGGTTTCACACACCGAGTAAGTGACGGACACGGCACTGAGAAAAAGGGCAAGGGTGAGACTGGCGGAACTAACACAAAGAGCCTCTTTAGGTAAGGAACTGATAAGTGAAATATCTTCAAGAACACTTAACATTCGACCAAGCAGGAATGGTCGTTGAGAGCGATGAAAGAGACGGAAAGAACCTCTATATGAAGGGGATCTTTATCCAGGGTGGCGTGCGTAACGCCAACCAACGGGTTTATCCTGTTTCCGAAATTGCTAAGGCTGTCAAAACACTTAATGACCAGATAGCCGGCGGATACAGTGTGCTAGGAGAAGTAGACCATCCACAAGATCTAAAGATTAATCTCGATAGAGTTAGCCACATGATCACAGAAATGTGGATGGAAGGTTCCAATGGAATCGGCAAATTAAAGATTATGCCAACTCCAATGGGTCAGTTAGTGAAAACACTAGTTGAATCAGGTGTAAAGCTAGGTGTCAGCAGCAGAGGTAGTGGCGAAGTTTCAGAAAACGGTACAGGTCAAGTTAGCAATTTCGAGATCATTACTGTTGATGTTGTCGCACAACCTTCAGCTCCTGGCGCCTATCCCACACCGATTTATGAACACCTCATGAATACTAGAGGTGGTAACAAGGCATTTAATTTAGCACAGCAGGTTAGGCAAGATCCCAAGGCACAGAAATTTTTAAAAGAACAACTCGTAAATATCATACGAGGGCTCCAATAAAGTAGGAGATACACATATGTTGGAAGTATTAAAACAGCTATTTGAGAACAATGTGGTTTCCGAGGACATAAAAGCGGAGATCGAAGAGTCTTGGAACAAAAGAATCCAAGAAAATCGCGACCATGTTACTGCAGAGCTTCGTGAAGAATTTGCACGTAAGTTTGAACACGAAAAGTCAATAATGGTAGAATCACTTGACAGGATGCTTTCAGAGCGCCTCTCAACTGAGATATCAGAATTTGTTGAAGATCGTAAGCAACTTATCGAGGCCAAGGCCACTTATGCAAAGAAAATGAAGAAAGATTCGGCTATGATGAAGGAATTTGTATTCCGTAGTCTAGGAAACGAACTTTCAGAATTACACGAAGATCACAAGAGAATGTCAAGTAATTTCGCAAAGCTAGAAGAGTTCGTAGTGACTCAGTTAGCTAGGGAAATCTCAGAATTCCATATAGATAAGAAGGACGTAGTTGAGACCAAAGTTGCTCTAGTAAGAGAAGCTAAGGCACAACTTGATGCAGTGAAATCAAACTTCATCAAGCGTTCAGCTAAGATGGTTGAAGAGACAGTTGTAAAGACTCTAAAGACAGAGATGCATCAACTGAGAGAAGACATTAGCTCTGCAAGAGAAAACGATTTTGGTCGTAGGCTCTTCGAAGCGTTTGCTTCGGAATATACACACAGCTATCTCAACGAAAAGAGTGAAGTTAAGAAGGTAATTGCAGTACTCCATCAGAGAGAGCAAGAGCTTGCTGAAGCTTATTCACATATCAATCAAACATCACAGTTGGTTGAAAGTAAAGAAAAAGAGATTGCACGTATGCGTGACTTAACACAGCGCAAAGAGATCATTAGTGAACTCTTATCACCGCTAGGAAGAGATAAAAAGGACGTCATGGCTTCACTATTAGAAAGTGTTGCTACACCAAAGCTACGTTCTGCATATGACAAATACCTACCATCAGTATTAAACGAAGGTACGTCAACAACTAAACAGGCACTTACTGAATCCAAGGCAGTTACAGGCAATAAACAAGTTGAAACTTTAGATGCTGCTACCAGCAACATCATAGACATCCGTAGACTAGCGGGATTAAAATAAGGAGTTATGAAAACAATGTCAACACTATTAGAAAGCCGCTGGCACGAGACTAAAGAGGCACTACTAGAAGGCCTAAATGGTACTCGTAGATCAGTGATGGGGGTTACACTCGAGAATACACGCAAGTATCTCGCAGAAAGCGCCACAGCTGGAGCAACATCAGCAGGTAACGTTGCCACCCTAAACAGGGTGATTCTTCCAGTAATTCGTCGTGTTATGCCGACAGTTATTGCAAACGAACTAGTTGGCGTACAGCCAATGACTGGTCCAGTAGGACAAATCCACACATTACGTGTGCGCTATGCAGACACTAACGCATCAGCTGGTGTTGTAGCAGGCGAAGAAGCACTAAGCCCATTCAAGATTGCTTCTGCTTACTCAGGTAATGCTACCCAGAGTAATCCAAAGGCAAGCTCAACAGCTACTCTTGAAGGCGCTGCTGGTAACCGTCTAAGCATCCAGATCTTAAAGCAGATCGTAGAAGCTAAGACACGTAAGCTATCAGCTCGTTGGACTTTTGAATCCGCACAGGATGCTCAAGCACAACAAGGTATCGATATCGAAGCAGAAATCATGGCAGCACTTGCTCAGGAAATCACTGCTGAAATCGACCAGGAAATCCTAACATCACTACGTAACTTAGCTGGTTCACCAACTGAAGTTTACGATCAGGCTGCTGTTTCAGGTACTGCTACATTCGTTGGTGACGAACACGCTGCTCTAGCTGTTCAGATCAATCGTGTTGCTAACCTAATCGCACAGCGCACACGTCGTGGTGCAGGTAACTATGCTGTTGTTACTCCATTCGCTCTAACTATCCTACAGAGCGCAACAACTTCAGCATTTGCTCGTACAACTGAAGGTACTTTTGAAGCACCAACTAATACTAAGTTCGTTGGTACTCTAAACAGTGCGATGCGTGTTTATGTTGACTCATACGCACAGGATAGCACTTCAATCCTAATCGGTTATAAGGGTTCAAGCGAATCAGACGCACCTGCGTTCTACTGCCCATACATTCCTCTAATGTCAAGCGGTGTCGTACTTGATCCAACTACTTTCGAGCCAGTCGTAAGCTTCATGACACGTTATGGTTATGTAGAGCTTTCAAATGCTGCATCATCACTAGGTAATGCTGCTGACTACCTCGGTCTAGTAGGTATCACTAACGGAAACGTAAAGTTCTCCTAATATCTTTAGGAAAACAAATATCAAAAGCGAGTGGAAACACTCGCTTTTTTTATGACTAGCACTTGACATACAGCTATTGTTTGTTAAAATAAAATATGATACCAGAAATTAAAGATCCACAAGATTGGTATACCGTTGAGCTAATGTTAAAGCAGATGTCTCGCAATCTGCCAGAATTTCGCCATGATTATTTTAAACTAGTTAAAAATATTGAAACTAAAATCACTGAATTAGGAAAAATTGATATCGAATTACGTAATAGATATTCGATTACATACAAACAAAAAAGAACAGAAAAATTACGTGAAATAAACGATGCAATACGTATGTTCTCCAAAATGCATCTAATAGCTTCTCTAGCTAAAAGATAAATACATATGCCTCGAATGGTTTATGCGGTAATCCATCCGCGTAGAGCTTAGAACGCTATAAAGGAGAAAAAAAATGGCACGTTCATTAAATAAGAAATATTTTGGTAATAGAAACGTAGGTGCTGACGACACATTAACAACAGGTGAAGTACTTACAGCCGGTGCAGAAATTGGTGGTGAAGGTATTGCTAGTATTAACTGGGCAAGCCTCGGCACATTCCGCACGACTCCAGTAGGTTTGGCACTTCCAGCCCCAACAATAGCAGGCGGTGTACAAGCAGTTTGGAGTGCAATTACATATCGTGTTAACGGTGTTGTAACTTCAGCAGGTAAAACAAACTTAGCAGTAGGTTGGAAAGGAACTAGTTCATTCTTTCCAGGCATGATTGCAGTTGTAACTAGCGTATCCGGTTCTAATGCTGTATTCAGTATCCTATCAAGTGATGGTGGTTCAGCAGGTAGCGATCTTAGTTCTGTTCCAAACAGTGGAAACACGAATACAATTACTTTAACAAAATCAGCAGGCGGTGGTACAGCAGGAACATTTACTGTTGACGTTAATTTACAGATTGTTCCAATGACTATTGTTACTCAAGGATCTGGCTACACTGGTTCAGAAACATTTACTGTTACAGTAGCAGGCGGTATGGATCCCCCAGCTGGAACTATTGTATTAACTACTGATACTGGATCAGTTGGTTCAGTAACTAATCGTGAAAATGCAATCGTTGCTTATGCTTATATTGGTAGTTCTCTAGTTGAAGTTGATATCCAACGCCAAGTATCTTCAAAGCGTTATCGTGTAAACAAGAGCGGTGACACTAGCAGAGAAGGTGCAAGAATTGCTCGAATACGTTATGATGCTGTAGCAGATGGTACTAAAGGGTATACTGCATCGGAAGGTGTTGAATTAAATATCGTTGCTATTGATAGCGATGGCGGAACATATCTAGTTCGCAAGCTAACAAATCATAACGCTGTTGTAGTTCCAATGGCAATCAGTCGTCTAAGCTCAAGTGCAGGCGTACAGTTTCCAGCAACGACAGATGCCTACGGAATCGTGCGCCATAAGAGCGTTCCTTGGACTTTCAACGGAACAACTGCTCCTAAGGTGCTTAACGAACGTCCATTGCTACAATCTGGTGTAAACGTAAAGCTTGAGAACGCTTAAGAAGGACTAAAATGACAGCCAATGTCGTAAGAGTTAACAGCAACTACAAAATCCAATCAATCGAGGGTGGTCAAATCATCCTCGATACTGGACAAAACCCTGACGGTAGTTATGGTACTGTAAATGTTATTGGTAATTTAAGCGTCATCGGTGAAGCTACTGTTATTACCAGTAATGTTGTTAGCATACAAGATGTTATAATCACGTTAAATGTAGGTGAAAACGGTAACGGTGTAACCGGATCTATATCAGAACCTCATCAAAGCGGTCTTGAAATCGCTAGAGGAACTGCTATTACTGGTGTTGCTAAATGGTTATGGGATGATTCTCAAAACTGGACTAACCCACATTCTAATACTATACAAAAAGGTATGTGGGTTAGTAGCACAGCTAGTGGCGGATTGAATGGAATACAAACAAATGCTATCACTACTGGAAGCACAGGAGACAATCTATATCTGTTAAGTTCCGGTACTTCAGTAGTTTCAGTTACTGGAACTAGCAGCTACGAAAATCAAGTTTTAGACTATAATAACGGTTTAGTTTACAAAGATAAAGATATTATTCCAAATATAAAAGCCGTAACAGATAGGATATCATATGATCTGACTAACTTCTCTAGTAATTTTATTAGGAGAAATGATAGTAGCATATCGATATATGATAGCAACATAAGTGAGAAAATTGTTAGTTATAATACAGGTGGAAATTCTGTGTACATTACATTAAACCATTTTCCTACTTCAAATACTTCTTTACAAATTACTACGTCATCATATGTTACTATAATTGGCTCAAATAGTATTAATTTAAATGGCACTTGGCCGGTTATTACTGCGGTAGCAAGCGCATCGTATTTTGTTATACAGATAGCAGTACCTAGCAGCTATTCTGATTTACCTTGGTCCGGAAATATCACTATACAATCTTATAATAGTAATGTACAAATAATATTAGATAGCAGCACTGTTGCTTCATTTTATGGAAATTATATAAACTTATTTGATGTATCTATAGCTAACGATACTATATCTACTGTAACATCTGGGAACGATCTTGTCTTGCAAGGGTTAGGAAGTGGCGCAGTAAAAATAAACGATACGCTCACACTAACTAACCAAAGCGCTCCTAGCTCAACAGCTAATACTACTAAGGTCTATTCGGCCTCCCACGGTGCAGGTAATACAGGATTATTTTTTGTAAATACTTCATATAGCGATGAGTTTATTAGCAAAAAGAAAGCTATCGCTTTCAGCATACTAATGTAAGGTAAAGATAATGGCAATAGCAAATGTTCCAGTAGGAAATACAAACACAACGATTTATAACAGCTCTGGCGATTTTCTGATCGCTACTATGATATTCTGCAATACTACTAATTCAACATCTGCCAATCTAACACTTTATCTTGTTCCTAGCGGAGGTAGCGTAGGAACAGGTAGCATGATAGTGAACACACTAACGATCCCTCCAACAGAAACAGTTTTCTTTGATACAGAGAAATTAGTATTAGCTAGTGGAGATACTATAGTTGCTATAAGTTCTGTAGCAAGCACTATCACTTGCACTATAAGCACGGTGGCTATCTAAATGAGATTCCTTAAAGCCCAAAACTTAAACAAATATAGGAGGACTGATCAAACAGTTTCTTATGATCGTTTTGGACAGATAAATTTAAAAACCACTCTCAGTCTGTTGTTGCCCGTAGGAACAACTGGACAAGAACCTGCTAGTCCAGTAAATGGTGAGATAAGATATAATAATAGCACCAATGAGATTGAAGCATATTCTAATAATGCGTGGAGGGCGTTGAGATATAAAGAACCAACGCAAATAACTATACAGGCACTAGCAACTGGTGACTATGCCACGACTGTATTTGGACCACTGACTCCAACTAGCCAATCTAATTATCCTAATAGCAATGGCATAACGGTATATGGTGTTAACTATGGTGCTAATATAATGGTATATGTAGAAAACGTATTCCAGATTTTTGGAGTCAACTATACTGTCGTACAGAATCCTGTAGGATTTGTTAACGGTTGGTATCTGTCTTTCGTAGAAGCTCCTCCAACAAAACCAATAACGGTCATATACGGTTTCGATAACTGATACGCTATAAATATAGTGTGAGGTAAACATATGAGCCAATTAGCTAGGATTTCGGGTCCGTTATTAACAAACAATCTCTTGCGCAACGGAGTAGATCTAGCGTTTGAAACTAGCCTACTTTATCTAGATGTTGCTGATAATAGGATAGGTGTAAACACCGCTGGTCCTACTAGAGATTTGACTATCGTAGGAACTACGAATATAGCGAACGATCTAATTGCTACTTCAAAGGCAAAAGTCGCTAACATAGCTTTTGGTCCTGATAACAATATCTCTACTATTACCGGCAGTTTATTTTTATCTGCTACTACGATAACTAGCGCAACATTAGCGACCGATAATCTGCTGATTAGCAATAATGAAATACAATCTATAATCAACAATTCCGATATCATAATAACAGATGCGAATGGCTTCAACATATATTCTAACACAGTCAATCACGGTGATATGGAAGTCACCGGAAACATATTGATTGATACTAATCTGCACGTTTTTGGTAACCTAAATCTTGGATCTAATTCACAAGCAACTGATGATATAACATTTAGCGGTGAATTAGGTAATGATCTTTTTCCTACTCGAAACAATTATTACCAATTAGGTTATCATAATGAAAAATGGAAAGACGTTTATCTAGGTACTGCGGCGATCAGTTCAAACATAATTATAGATTCTACAGGTTTGATAAACACCATAACTTCAAATTCTAGCTTGACTCTTTCGGGTATGTCAGGTAATGTTATCGTTGGAAGTTTACAATTTAATAACAATATAATAGCATCAACTGCTACTAATAGCACAATCACAATCACACCAGGATCTGGTGCTAGTGCAGTTATTAGTAGTACTAGTGCTATGCAGATT